GTTACAACGTTGGATGTGTGCTGACTGATCCACCTTATGGAATTGACCTTAACACCGATTATTCAGCTGGTGGAGGGAAAAACTATAAAAAAGTAGCAAATGATGACATTCCATTTGATGCTTCATTCCACCGTAATTATTTTAATAATGTTAAAGAACAATACTGGTGGGGTGCTAACTACTATTACCGAACGCTGACAGATAGAGATTTAAGTGGATCATGGCTGGTGTGGGACAAACGCACAGAAGCCACAGATGTTGTTATAGGCTCATCATTTGAATTGTGCTGGTCTAATACTAGGCATAAGCAAGACCTTTTAAGATACCACTGGACTAACTTTACCAGTCACGTAAATGCTGGTCACAAGCGTATTCATCCTACCGAGAAGCCAGTAGAAATGCTTATAGAAATATTAAACAGATGGGTTCCAAAACAAACTATTGTTGTTGATCCTTTTGCTGGCTCAGGTTCTACTCTTATTGCAGCATCAAAGTCAGATTGCATTGGGCTGGGATTAGAGTTAGACCCAGGATACGTTGACTTAATTGTTAAACGACTTGAAATAGAGACTGGCTTGACCGCCGAACTCGCACCCAAGAACTAAACCCTCCGTCAAAACGCTAGGCCGTCAAAACAATGCCACAATTCATACGCACAGAAGAGCAAGCCATAACCGACACAGAGGCGCTTAAATTGCGTTCTAGGGGCTTCACCTACCAGCAGATAGCCGACAACATGGGCTGTTCTAAAGGTGCTGCATACCAGCGAGTAAGCCGAGCCTTAGCTGCAATACCAGCCGAAGCCGTAGACGAGTACCGCAGACTTGAAGCAGAGCGCCTAGATGGACTGCTAGCAATCGCCACACACCAGGCTTACACCAAGAAAAGCCTATTTGCCATTGACCGAGTGCTTGCCATTATGGATCGACGAGCCAAGTTGCTTGGACTGGATAGCCCTGTAAAGCATGAGGTTGTTACGCTTGATTACGTTACAGCGCAGATTAACCAACTTGAGCGTGAACTAGGGGTAATAGATGCAGACGCTTCAACAAAGGAAATTATCGGAGCTGAAGAAGCTCAAAGTCTTACTAGAGACACAACAGAAGCAAGCATCGACTGAAGCGATTGAGGATTTAAAGAACTCTCGCTACCGCACACTTGCCCGACCTAACCAACTCCCACCTGAAGGCGACTGGCGAATCTGGCTTGTAATCTCAGGTCGAGGATTTGGCAAAACATTTCTAGGGGCTGGATGGCTGGCTGAACAAGCCCGAACCCACCCCAATACCGAGTGGGCGATTGTTGCCCCAACATTTACTGACGTGCGCCGAACTTGCGTTGAAGGTCCATCAGGATTCCTTAAAGCAGTTGACCTACGTAAAGACAAAGGTGACTTCTACAACCGAAGCAATGGGCAGATAAGCCTTAGCAACGGTTCACGAATCCATCTTGTATCAGCTGACGAGCCTGACCGTGCCAGAGGACTAAACCTCAGTGGCGCATGGTTAGACGAAGCCTCGTCATTTAGATACGAAGAAATCTGGACTGAGGGACTTGCCCCTGCACTACGCATTGGTAATCCCCAGGTGGTCATCACGACCACACCTCGCCCAACGAAACTGATCCGAGAATGGATGAGTCGCACAGACGGCTCTGTAGTCGTTACCCGTGGTTCCACCTTCGATAATGCAGCAAACCTGTCTGAAGCTGCGCTGGCAGAACTCAAGTCACGATACGAAGGCACACGCCTTGGTCGCCAAGAGTTGTACGGTGAACTTCTACTAGACACACCTGGCGCATTATTTACCCAGACAATGATTGACGATAAGAGGGTGCAACATTACAACGACTTCACACGAGTCGTAGTAGCCGTTGACCCAGCCGTAACATCAGGCGAGAATAGTGACGAAACAGGAATTGTTGTTGTTGGCCTAGGAGCCGATGGTCGCTACTACGTGATAGCAGACAAGAGCTGCAAAGACACCCCAATGGGCTGGTCTAACCGAGTCAACATGGCTTACGAGGATTACCAAGCAGACCGAGTGGTAGTTGAAAAGAACCAAGGTGGCGACTTTATCGAAACCACGCTTAGGCAAATCAACCCACACATGAACGTCATTGGCGTAACAGCCAAGGTCGGAAAACGCCTTCGTGCTGAACCGATTGCTTCGCTCTATGAGCAAGGCCGAGTTTCACACATAGGCAACCTCAGCGCATTAGAGACACAGATGATTGAATGGGTCCCAGACTCAGGGGAATCACCAGACCGCCTCGATGCTCTCGTTCACGGCATTACCTCGCTTACCACCCAGATGAGCAAGTTCGACCTTGCGTTCTCTGGATCATCACAGTCATGCCCTAAGTGTGGCGCATCAAATCTCAAGACCGACACAGCTTGTAAGGTCTGCTTTCACAAGTTCAACCCAGCAACCGAACAACGCATTAACAGTCTCAATGCTGGCTTCCCCCAATTCCAAAAGAGGTAGACGTGGCTTTATTCAGCCGTAAAGACAAGACAGCCGAGATTGTCAAGGGCGTAATGGATGAACTCAACAAGGCTGGCGCTCCTATGGCTATGGCTATGCAAGCAGGTCAACTACAAGGCTCACCTGTTCAGACCGGCGTTCCAGTCATGGCACAGCAGGTCGTAGCAGCAACACCTCTACAACGCCCACAGTCTGTATTCGGTGCAGCGTTCAACCCTGGTACTCCACTCTTCCCAGGTGCTATTGACCCAGTAAACCCAGTAACAGGTCGAGCTGAACCACGCATTACTCAGTACCAAGTTGCTGAGAACTTAATGATTACCCAAGAGCCAGCGCCATTCGGCAAACTGGAATGGGCTGCTCGCAACGTAGACATCATCTCTCGTTGCATAACTATTCGCATTGACGACATCACCAAGATGGGCTGGTCGTTTGAGGTATCTGACGACGCTATTGCCGAAATCATGGCAAAAGAGAACTGCTCACACGCTAAGGCTGCAACAATCGCTCGTGACCGCTACGGCGACCAAGTTGCCAAGATGACTGAAGCCTTTGCCAACCCATTCCCATTGGAATACAAGAACTGGCGCTCATGGATTAGCCAGGCTATGTGGGACTACTTGGTGTACGACGAAGTGGTGGTCTACCCTAACTACAACCTTGGTGGGGAATGCTTCGGTTTTGATCTGATTGACCCTTCGACAATCAAGATTCTACGTGACGACAAAGGTCGAGTTCCATCGTGGCCTAACCCTGCCTTCCAGCAAATATTATGGGGCTACCCTCGTGGCGAGTTCACAGCTTCACCGCTTAACGAAGTAAACGCTCAGTTCAACTCACAAGAACAGCGTGGACCAGTTCGCCCATCAGACTCACTCAACGTATTCATTGGCCACCCACAGACAAAGATGCTCTATGGCTTCTCTGCTGTTGAGCAGTGCCTTCAATACACCGACCTTTACGTAAACCGCCAAGAATGGCTACTTGCTGAATACAAGGCTGGATCAACCCCAGCAATGTTCCTTGAAACTGACAGCGCCCTAGAACTATGGCAGCTCGCAGACAACGACAGAATCCTGAACGACTACTACTCAGGTATGACTGCCAACCGTCACCAAATCCGTTCACTCCCAGGTGGAGCGAAGGTAGTGCAGACTACACAGATTGACGAGAAGTACAAGTCTGACTATGACGAGTTCATTGCCAAGCGCATTGCAGCCATCTTCGGAGTAGCACCATCACAAGTTGGTGTTGTAGCTCGTGCCGGACTCGGTGGTGGCAAAGGCTCACACGACGGCGAAACAGAATCAGCCGAAACAGTATCTACCAAGCCAACGATTAACTTCATTGTGGACATGGTGAACACGCTCTGCCGTCAGCACCTCGGCATGGACGAGAGCATTACCTTCAGCCTCACCAACGACGCATCCTCAACGGATCAGTTGAACCGCTACAAGGCGCTATCAACCGCAGTCAACGCTGGAATGCTTACCCTTAACGACTCTCGTGGGGAACTTGGTATGCCGTTGTTTGACATGAACGAAGCCGACGAGCCGTTCATCCTTACAGCCTCTGGCCCAACATTCCTTAGTGGACAACTAACCACAGACTCATCAGGCGAAACACTCGGACAGACAGGACCATCAAGTGAAGAAGCGAACACGCAAGCCGTCCCACAAGCTAAAGAGCAACCGAGTCTCAGTGAAGCACCCAAAGGTGATAGCAAAGAGACGACTTCTAGGATAGAGGCCAAGTCAGCACACGACGAGGAACTACGTGAGTTCGCACGCTTTGTTAAGTCTCGTAACAAGACTGGCAAGTGGCGAGCATTTGACTTTGTAACGATTGAAGAAGAACTAGCCGACAAACTAAACAATGACGCTTACTTCTTGGTCAAGGGAACAGTCCCAATGCCAGACAGCGTTCTTGCTTGGGCTGAAGATGTTGTGAAAGCGCAGATAAGCGATACCCCAAAAGGTTTGCTTACTAAAGGGAATGACCACGAGAACCGCATAAAGGCTCTCGCTTCCAAACACAAGACTGCTATCCAATCAGCACTTGCAGCAAGCATTACCGGCGTAGGCACAGCAATCTCACACGCAGTAAACAGCTCAACAATGCTCGATGCCCCAGTAGCCGCTAAGCAAGCAGTAGACGCTTACATCAACTTCGACAGCGCACGAAGCGTAAAGACTCTTCAGAGCCTCTACACAGTGGCTTTAGAGGCAGGAGCGCAAGCCGAGGCTAAGACCTTAGGCGCAGACGCAATCCTTGGTGCTAGGGCGCAACAGTTGATCCAACGAGCCGGTGTCACGATTAAGGGAATTAACGACACGACTCAGAACCGCATCTACACAGCAATACGTGACGGCGTTGCTAACGGTGATGCACACGCAACTATCACTAGCGCAGTAGACGCAATCATTAACGACTCAAGCCGTGCAGACATAATCGCAACAACCGAAACAAACCGTGCTTATCAGTTAGCAGCTCAAGATGTTGCTGCTGAAAACGGCGCAATAGGGTTCGACTGGATAACAGACACAGACCCCTGCCCTGAATGTATTGAATTGGAATCAGCCAATCCTCACGACATTTCAGAGCTAGTACCACCAGACCACCCGAACTGCGTTTGTGATACAAAGTTCATCTACCCAGACTTAACAGGAGAATAACCCAATGTCAGAAATTACGTATGCCTACTTTGGCGGTTTAGAGAAATCACGAGACGACAAGGGCTACCTTAACGTCAAGGGACTAGCCACCGACGACACACTCGACCTCGATGAGCAAATCTGCGACCCTCAGTGGTTAAAGACTGCTATGCCAAAGTGGTTTGAGATTGGCAACATCCGTGAGCAACACGACGGATCAAAGGCAGTAGGCAAGGCAACTTCAATGACATCACAGGGAACAGGCTTTGCTATCGGTGCAAAGATTGTTGACCCAGTTGCAGCTATGAAGGTTGAAGAAGGCGTTTACACCGGATTCTCAATCGGCATCAAGGGCGCATACGTTGACATGAACGACCCTCGTGCGCCTCGTGGCGTAATCAAGGGTGGACAAATCGTAGAAGTATCAGTAGTAGACCGACCAGCAAATCCATCAGCCTCTTTCGAGTTGGCTAAGACCGTAGGTGACGTAATGACCAAATCAGTAGAAATGCAAGACAACTCAGAAGAAGTAAACAACGCTCCTGACCTAGCCACTGGTGAGTTCTACCTCCCATGCTCAGGTTGCAACGGAACAGGCGAAGTTCACACCGGCGCTGACGAAGGTGCTTCAACGCACGCTTGCGAGGCTTGTGGTGGAACCGGTAAGGGTTCATCTATGGACTCTGAGGACATTCAGACACCAACTGCTACATCTAACGAAGCACTTGCAGCCGAAGAAGAGAACGACCCACTGAAGTCAACAGACGCAGAAGTTGAGAAGCGTGAGTTCACAGAAGCAGAGCGTGAGGCAGCATCAGAATCTGGTGCAGCTATGCCTGACGGATCATTCCCAATTAAGACAGTCAAAGACCTAAAGAACGCTATTCAGGCATTTGGTCGTGCAAAAGACCCAGCCAAGGCTAAGGCGCACATCAAGGCTCGTGCTAAGGCTTTAGGCAAAGAGGACCTTATCCCAGACAACTGGAAGGGTGCTGACGCTGACCTAGTTAAGGCAGACGACATGGAACACGACCCAGCAGAACTCATTGCGGTTCGTGCCGGTCTTATTGCTCTTATCAAGGCTGAACTTGACGAAATGCTCGCAGGGGAAGAAAACGAAATCTGCGACGTAACAGAAC